TGACTTCGTCGTAACCCAGAACGCCAGTGCCCATCATGCCTGCGGTGAACTGCCGGCTGATAGTAGACGTCGGGTTGAAGAAGCCTTTCATGCCCTCGACCAAGTTCGCATTGGCGGCGGGGTTCACCGTCGCGTAGCGATCGTTCATCGGCGAAGCGTACTCGTTCAGCTTCTGGTTGCCTTGCAGCAGGACCAGCGAGGTGGACGGGGTGGTGCCAGGCGTGCCGACAGTCGAGAAGATCGACTTATAAGAGTTGGCGACATCAGCGTCGATGCTGGAGGCCAACTGCGAGATACGGGGTTTGAGAACCCGTTCCGCGAAGTCGTCCAACTGCATGGTCAGTTCAGCAGATGTGAAGTTGACACCGATGTGCTTCTGGCTTGCGACCGTCAGCGTGGTGTACTGCTCGTTGTCGTCCTGAACTTGCAGGGCGGCGCCATCGGTCACCAGAGCACGGTCGGGCAGACGAATGCGCAAGGTGGAACCGATCTTTGCACCTTCAACGGCGAACGAGTCGTCGTATTGGCGGTTGACGTTGCGAGTGAGCACCAGGTTGTTCTCTAGAATTTCCAGAGCCTTCCTGGTGATCATGTCAATGGTAAGAATGCTGTTTGACACTTTGAATCCTTAAAAAAGTTAGCGGAGGCGGGCTTCCATCTTCTTTATCTGTCGAGCGCGGTCGGCTGCGATCCATTCTGAAGTGCTCATCGACTTGATGGAGCGTGGATCAGTTGTATCGTAGGTCGATGCGCCTTTGCTGCTGGCCGTGACAGGCGTAAAAGGTGGTGGAGCACTAGAAGTCTTTTTGACCATCGGTTCCGAAGCCAGTTTGGCCTCGATACGTCCGATCTCTTTGGCTTGCACATAAGGCGCCAAGCGGGAAATACGATCTGCTTCTTTCGGGTTGGCACCGAGGTAATAGGCTACATCAGGGCCAATATCCGACGATTGGATCGTCTGTGCCATCACGGTCGTGATCTTGAGGCTTGGATTGTACGCGACCTGTTCAAAGTCATCGTACTTGTTCCGTGCCTCTTCTTCCCTGTCGTGATAAGCACCGAGAACTTCTGTCTGCTGGCGCTGCACATCCCGTTCGTAGAGTAGCTGCTCGGCCTTCTTCATCGCCAATGCATCGGCGTAGGATTCAGTCGAGTCAAACTGCTCTGGTCTGGGATCAGCAGTAGCGACAACGGGGACAACACGCTCTCGTTCCCACTTTCGTTGCTCGCGTGCGAGCCTCTTTCCTATCGCGGCGTCCAACTCTTCTTGAGTGAACGCCTTTACCGGCTGTGCTTCTACGGGTTCAGGTGCCGCCGTGGCTTCCTGTTCCGGCGCGGGTACTTCCGCTAGTACTTCTTCAGACATTGTGTGAATCCTTCGATTCCCTGGTGAGCCGCACCAGTACGGTTATAGTGGTACTAAAGAACCACTTGAATTAAATTTATGTATGGTGTTACCACCAGACGTTGTAACTGTACCGCCAGAAAATACTTGTGCGCCAGCGTAGGACACAATGACTACGCCTGAACCGCCATTAGCTCCGTTTGTCCAAACAGCCCCTTGGTATCCACCACCGCCACCGCCACCACCAAGATTAGCCGTGCCAGCCCCGCCGCCGCCGCCGTAGCTACCATTACCTCCACCACCAGCACCGCCGTTACCATCTGCGCCGCCACGAGAATCACCACCACCACCGCCGCCCCCTGCGTATGTAACCGAAGCGCCAGTAATAGAAGATGCAGACCCAGCCCCACCATTGCCAGCATTAGAACCGGATTGATTACCTGCTGCGCCTGCGCCGCCCCCGCCGCCACCTGTTGTCCAAAGTGTCCCGTAGCTGCCTGATCCACTGTTTCCTTGCCCCGAAGTGCCTGCTGCGCCTGCGCCGCTATTACTGCCGCCGCCGCCCGAACCCCCAATAATTGGGTTTGCAGTAATTGCGCTACCGCCGGCGCCGCCACCTATAGCAGTTACAGTAGAAACAACTGAATTACTTCCAGACGTTGGAGCGCCGGTTAAAGAGCTAGCTCCAGAACCACCTAACCCTACGGTAACCGGATAGGTTGTAACAAGAGACAAAGTTGTAGTGCCTGTGAGCAATCCGCCCGCACCGCCACCACCGCTAGCACCGCCGCCACCGCCAGCAACAACAAGGTACGTTGCCGTAACATTTGAAGGCGCACGGGTCAGGAAGGAGTTGAGTGCTGCAAACATTATGCGAACGCCTGGGCTGCGTTACCATACCAGCTAGTGCCAATGTAAACAAAACTGATGATGTCCACCGCGCTTGCCGTTGCCGTGATAGTCGGCACAGTGCCACCGGGCCATTTAACGCCGGTGAAGGTGGCGGTGGTCATGCTTGTTGCAGAGTTGGTAAGCCGCAAAACAAAGGACTGGCCCGCCGTAGGGGAAGCCGGCATTGTGAACGTGCAAGGTGTTCCCGCAGTCAGGATAGCCGTCAGGACAGTTCCCGCAGTAATCACGAACGTGAAAGACGCGCCTACCACCCCTGCCGTACCACAAGCAACCACTGACTCTGTATATCCCGAGATCGTTGGGGTTGTCAGCGTCGGCGATGTAGCAAAGACATTGGCCCCTGTACCGGTCTCATCAGTCAGCAGCGCAGCAAGGTTTGCGCTTGATGGCGTACCCAGGAACGTCAAAGCACCGGTAGCTGTAGTGGTAGTAGAAGGTGCAACTCCTGCGCCGCCGCCGATCACAAGCGCACTAGCCGCCAAGGCCGCAGAAGAGGCAAGCGTGCCCGTTGCGGTAAACGCCAAGACACCGCCCGATGTACCGGCAGAAAGCCCCGTGCCACCACTGGCGACCGGCAATGCAGAGGTCAAGCTTAGGCTCGACGCGCTGACCGCTCGGCCAGCGGTCAAGTTGGCAACCGAGACCTGTACGGTTGCGCCGCTCTGGACGATGGGCAGAACTTCCGTACCCGCTAGGGGCGTGGTGCTTGCCGGAAGGGCGCTGATCTTGACATCTGCCATAAATTACTCCACGTTAATCGCGGCAGCTTTGGACTGGAAAGTCGCAATGCGTGAAGCCAAAACGCTTTGTGCCTCGGCAAGTTTGGCCTGCGCTTGCGTAAGCGTGGCCTCCCTAGCAGCCAGAGACGCCGCTTGGGCATCGTTGGCTTTTGTCTGGGCGGCGAGAGCACGAGCGTTTTCGCTGGCCGCATCGTTCATGTCCGCGTCACGCTTGTCCAACTCTTTCTGGCGAGCGTCTTGGGCTTGCTTCTGAGCCTTGGCGTCCGATATGATGCTGCTAGACGCCAGTTGGCTAGCCTGGGCATCGGCTTTGGTCGTTGCGAGCAGTTGCTTGGCTTCTTCACGCAACTTGGCAGCGTCCTCGACCGCAGTCATGGCGCCTTGGCGTATCGCAAGCTCATCCCGCAACGCCGCCATTGCCGCCAGGTCTTGCGGCAGTTGCTTGGTGAAGTAGGTGACGTAGTCCACCGCCGCAGCGGAGTCGTTTTGGATGTTCATGGCAGCACCTTTAAGCGTAGTAACTGATGTTGATCTTGGCACTGCCAGTCTGTTCAATGAACCTGATCTGACTTATATCGCCATCGTACTGTAGCGTCACGCCAACCGCAAGGGGCATCCCTACCGAAGCAGTAGGTGCCACCCCGTCGTCACGCCAGCGCACAGCTTGGGTTTCAGGGGTGATGATAGCAATTGCTGGGCGGCAGCTCAAGCCGTTAAGGTCTGTAGATGGCACCGTGAGGCCCGTAGACGAACTGAGCGACGTAATTTGCTGGTAGCCCAGCCGGCTGGTAATAGCCTTCAGATTTACTGCCATTAAAATCTCCTTCGTTCTGTAAAAGTGCGCAACTTCAAAAAGGCTAGCTCAACAGCAACAACAAAACCGCCAAAAAACCCACCGTTAAAAAATGCGCCACCAAAAAATGGGCCTGGTATCATGCGTCCTCAGCACCTTCAAACTCAGGGCGCTGCTTGATCGTAGAGTAAAGCGTAGCACGGTCAGCCCCGGCAGTGTAGTCCTCACCAGCTATCTGCACTTTGCCAGCACTCAGAGGCTGCTTACCCGCTTCACGGGCTTCCTTCGATGCGTACCCGTAAAAGGTCACCTCGGTGCCCTTGCCGTTGAAATCTTCTTGCACCGCCCCGATGTTCCAATAACTGGCTGGAATTCCATAGTCGGTGTCGATGGATTTGATGAGCGCCATGTTTATCCTACAAGTAAGCGACGGACTGTGCCGCCAGAGTCTTTGATTGTGATGTACCCCGCCTGGGCAATAATGCCGGCAGTGTAGGTAGCAAACTTAACAACCCCTGCACCTTTAGGTGTAACGGCAATATCAACATCCGTGCTAGAACCTTGCGCCGACATGGTCACAACACTAGGGGCTCCACTAGCCCCACCAGTAACCTGCACATAGTTGACTGCGGAGGCTGTGTGGGTAATACGGAGTTGTTCTTGTGCAGTGCCATTTGTAAAAAACGATAAACTTGATGTACTTCCGGAAGACACCCCAGCAGTGCCAGAGCCTACTAACAAAGAACGAGTAAAACTGTCGTTATAAAGGGTCCAAACAGTTGTTGGAGTTGTTGCAGCTTGCCCAACAACAAGTTGCCTACCAGAAGCAGTCCAAACCTCACCAGTTCCTGCAAGAACGGTAATCTTAGGCACACCACCAACAGTAGCATAAGCAGCAGCACCAGACCCACCACCGCCACTGAAGGTCACTGTGGGTTGTTCAACGTAGCCAGAGCCTGCTGTGGTGATAGTAAAAGTGGTGTCAACAACGCCCGCAGTTACCGTACAAGTGGCCGTAGCTTGGACACCCCCCGCCGTTGTAGGCGCTGATATTGTTACGGTAGGCGCTGTGGCGTATGTAGTCCCCCCTGCAGTCCTAGTAACAGCAGTAACAGTACCACCGTTACTAATATTCACACCGTTAGAACCCGCAGCAAGATCAATAGCTCCAGTACCCTTAGGCTGGAGTGCCATGCTGATGTTGGTGTCGGTTCCAAGGGTCTGGAACTGCACGGCCTTGGTTGTAGCGCCGCCTGTCAGTTGGCCGTAGTTTGCGGAGCCGCCACCGCCTATCAGGGTAGCAAAAGCCCCCGCAGCGGGGGTTGTGCCGCCTACCGTAGTGCCATCAATGGCCCCGCCGGTAATGGCTACCGTGTTGGCATTTTGCTCTGCCATCGTGCCCACACCCGCAAGCGTATGGCTCGCGTCCCACGCCACAGCGCCAGATGCGCTGAACGAGCTATCCGAGGGGGTGGAGTGCGTGACAACTACGGTCATGCCAAGAACTTTAGTTTGTAAAGGGTGGTCAAGTACAACTCAACGATGTTGTCGATCAATTGCTGCAACGAAGAATCGGTCTTGTCGCATACGTCATACCGCACAGACTCGATCTCATCCAACTGCGCTTGCAAGAACTCGACAATATTGGTCGTTTTCTTGGAAGACTGCAAAGTGATCCCACCGATCAGCCCATGCCGGCCCTGGTAGGCTTCAGCAAAAGCGTCCGCAAGGTCGATGATGCTGTCGTAGAACGTGTTCAGCGCCATGTGCTTGCTGAAGCTGCGCGTGTTCAGGTGGACGCTGTGCGCCACATCCCGGCCCAAGAAGAGCAGGCCCATGAAATCCGCTGCTTTCATTGCAAGGTGCCTTCCGAAGCAAAAGCGCCGTGGTGCTTGATCCTCGCGGCTTGAACAACAGCCACAGCATCGCTCATGGAGGCAAACCGACCAAGGTTAACGCAGCATCTATCGACGTACACGCGAGCCACCCACTTACGTTTGTTTTTGCACCAAGTCACGCCTTTGACCCCTGAAGTGTTGTCGGGGCGTAGATTGCAATTGTATGCGTTCTCAACGCGGGTTGCGCCACGCAAGTTTTCAACCCGATTGTTGGATGGATTTCTGTCTGCATGGTCAATGATTTCAGGTGTCCATCCGTGGTGGTAGAGAAAAATCAGCCTATGTACGCGGTAGATGCATCTTGCCACCATCACTTGTCTATAGCCATCGGTCTTGCGAAATGTACCGACTTCTTCACCTACAACCGTCTTTTTTGCCGTTTTTTTGCGCCAGTACAATTTGCCGTCCGCGTAAGAAAACAGTTCATGCACTTGGGCTTGGGTTAGGCTCATACGATAGCTCCTGAGGTTCTGACTCAGGTATGTTATCACGAGTGCCCAACATTTGTCCACCCGCAACAATGTCTCCGGTAGCCATTGCAGCGTGCAGCGTCCCCATCACAATGTCGTGGATTTGTTCTTCTCCTAGCCCATTCTGAACCGCCGAAATGCGTTGGGTTTCGGCTTGGTACGCTTTTATTTCCGCTTCGTAGTCTTTGCGCTTCATGTCCTGCGCTTCCATCGACTTCGACACGTTCTGGAGCATCTGGTGCATCTGCTCCATCTCTTGGCCCATCGCCTGCATCTGCTGCTGCGCGGCCTGGAGTGCCGGATCGTCATCATCGGCCAGCAGTTTCGGGTCGATGGTCTTGGCAAACCGCTTGCTCATCTCCTGAGCACCCGGCCAGTCCATGTTCTTGATGAACAGGTCACCCGCCACGCCCCACAGTTGCGGGTTGCCCTGCAACAGTTGGCTCATGGCGTCCAGCGATTCTTGACGTTTGGTCATGTAGCTCGGGCCAGTCGTCACGCACACATCGTACTGGCCAACGCCAAGGTTGTAAATCTTCTTGATCACAATCCCCGCCTGGTCGACGATCTTGCGCACCGGCTGCGGCTGGTTCGGGTCGATCATCGCCGAATCCGTCTCCCCATCGATGCCGATGATGCGGGCAATGCGCTGGGTGTCGTAGATTTTCGGGATCAGGTCCACAATCTGCCGAGTGGTGTACCGAATCGCCCGCGCCAGATTGTCGACGTAGTGATAGGTGCCTGTGTCGCCCTGCTTTTCACGCGCCAGGATCGCTCGGCCAGAGCGTTCGTTGCTTGTGGCGCCCAAACTAGAGTCATATTGGCCGGTAGTGCTCTTGATGTCATCAGAAGCGCCTGCCTTGGCCTGTAGGAGCCCGCTGGAGGCCATTGGAGGCTGTGACCGT